GCCCGGCGATGAAACAACGCCAGTGCGTTTTACTGCGGTGCCGCAATACCTTGTAAGCATAGAAGAGGGTGCGCACGGCAAGGTCGATAATGTGTATCGCCGGATGCGCCTGAAGGGCGAGGCCATAACACAGCATTGGCAGGACGCAGATATTCCTGACCGCCTGCAACGCATGATCGATGAGAAGCCTACCGAAGAGGTGGATCTTATCGAGGCAACGCTATACGACGCTGAACGCGGCGAATACTGTTATCATGTCATCTGGGCTGAAGGTAAAGCCGAGCTATTAAAGCGCTATATGAAATCCAGCCCTTGGATCGTGGCGCGATATATGAAGGTGGCTGGTGAGGTGTATGGACGTGGGCCGTTGGTCACTGCTATACCTGATATCAAGACGCTGAACAAAACCCTAGAGCTGTTGCTGAAGAATGCCAGCCTGTCGATTGCTGGCGTTTACACTGCGGCTGACGATGGCGTTCTGAACCCACAGACAATCCGCATTGCGCCGGGTGCTATTATTCCTGTTGCGCGTAATGGTGGCCCACAAGGCGAAAGCCTGCGGCAGTTGCCACGATCTGGTGATTTTAATGTCAGCCAGATTATCATTAACGATCTGCGCATGAACATTAAAAAGATCCTGCTAGATGATACGTTGCCGCCCGACAATATGTCAGCCCGATCAGCGACAGAGATATCTGAAAGAATGCGTGAGCTGTCTACAAATCTGGGAAGTGCTTTCGGTCGTCTTATAACAGAAACTATGGTGCCGCTAATTAGTCGCATTTTGTATGTGATGGATGAACAAGGCCTGATTGAAATGCCATTGCGCGTCAATGGCCTTGAGGTTAAGGTCACGCCAGTCAGCCCGATTGCCCAAGCCCAGTCTATGGGTGATATTGAAAAGATTATGCAATGGGTGCAGATGTCAGCCGCGTTAGGGCCTGAAGGTCAGATGTCGGTTCGCACTGGTAGCATATCTGATTATGTGGCTGACAAAATGGGGATACCTGCCGAGCTACGCACAACGTCACAAGAGCGTCAGCAGATGATGGAACAAGCGATGCAGGCGGCACAAATGCAAGCCGAGCAACAAGCTGTCCCGGCTGAAGGCGCGGCACCACAAGAGGGAATGGTTTAATGGTAGTAGATGGTTGGGAAGGTTTGCAGTCTGCAAACCCAGAACTGACAGAGAAACAAGTAGATAAAGATGACATAGATCGCCTTTATCTGCGCGTATTCGCCAGCGACGATGGGGCAAGCCTGCTCACTCATCTAAGATCGCTGACGATAGAGCAACCGACGTGGTATCCCGGCGAAGAAGCCAGCCACGGCTATGCTCGCGAAGGCCAGAATAGTCTGGTCAGGGAAATTGAGCGGCGAATGAAAAGAGCGAGAAACCTATGAGTGAAACAGATGGCCTGTTGGCCGAAGCTCAAATAGAGAGCGACGACAACCAACAGCAAGCACCTGAAGAAACTATACCACACATGCAACCAGATACAGATGCGCCTACAGATGCGCAGGCTGTGGAGACAGGCGATGGAGAAGACACGCGACCTGAATGGTTGCCTGAAAAATTCAAAAGTGCCGAAGATATGGCAGGCGCTTATGCGGAATTGCAGAAAAAGTTTTCTCAAGGCAAGCATAAGGCACCAGATCAATATGATCAGTCTGTCTTTATGGATGCTGGCATTCCAGAGGACGATGAACTCTATTCCACCTATCGCGACTGGGCTAAAGATAATGGCATCAGCCAAGATGCGTTTGACCAGTTGGCTGGTAAGTTTATCGAAATGGCTGGAGCCGAAACTCAGCAGGCTGAGATTTCGTACAAAGAAGAGTATGAGAAACTAGGCGCTAATGCTGACATGACCATCAAGTCTATGACGCAATGGGCACAGAGCCTAGTTAACAAAGGCGTCTGGGGTCAGGATGATTTTGAAGAGTTTAAGATAATGGGCGGCACAGCGCAGGGCATCAGAGCCTTGCAAAAGATCCGCAGTTATTACGGCGACAAGTCTATCCCGGTTGATGTTGGCAATGTAGATGGCGCACCATCTAAAGAAGAGTTGCAATCAATGATCAGCAAGCCCGAATATCAAAGCGATCCAGCATATCGTGCCAAGGTCGAAAAGATGTTTGAGACAGTTTATGGCACTGAGCAATACTCAGCAATCTAACATAAGGGCGGGGGCTATTTACAGTTCCCGCCTTTTTGCATATAATCCCCTTGACAGACAATCGTTTTCGACCTGTTGATCCGCTTGGGGGCGTAGCGTATATGCCCAAGCCACAGCCCGCAAGGATACCTGTAAGGCGTCAAATCGTGTTTTAACTTTTAAAAAGGATTAGGAAAATGGCAGTAGGCATTTCCAATGCTTTTGTACAGTTGTTCGATGCAGAGGTTAAGCAGGCGTATCAGGCTTCTCGCAAGCTGGCTGGCGTAACCCGTGAGCGTACAAATGTCGAAGGCAATCAGGTGAAATTTCCGAAGATCGGAAAAGGCACCGCAACAGTTCGCGTTCCGCAAACTGACGTAACACCGCTAAACGTGACCTATTCACAAGTCACAGCCACAATGTCAGACTACATTGCGGCAGAGTATAGCGATATCTTCAACCAGCAAAAAGTCAACTTTGATGAGCGTCGTGAGCTTGTTCAGGTTGTCGGTAATGCTATTGGTCGTCGTATGGATCAGCTTGTCATTGACGCGCTGAATGCCGCATCGTCACCTTCGACTGTTGCTACAACAGTTGGTGGCGCTGGCACAAACATGAACCTTGCTAAGTTGCTTGCGGCTAAGAAGGCTCTCGACACCAAAAACGTACCATCTGAAGGTCGTTGCATGTTAATCCACGCAAACGGCTTGTCAGCATTGCTTGATGAGACAGAGCTTACCAGTTCAGATTTTGCGACTGTTAAGGCTCTTACCACAGGTGAGATTGATACGTTCCTTGGCTTTAAGTTCATCACACTAGGTGATCGTGATGAAGGTGGCCTGCCTCTTCCATCAACCCGCACTTGTTTCGCATTCCACCGCGATGCAATCGGTATGGGCATTGGCATGAACCAAAAGTCTGAAATCAACTACGTTCCTGAGAAGACGTCGTTCCTCGTTTCTTCAATGTTCTCTGCTGGTGCAGTTGCCATTGATGACGAAGGTATCGTCAAAATCTCAGCGACTGAATAGAAAGGAGATTTGTAAATGGCTTTCTCTTCAGCAGGATGGAACGTGCTAGGTGCCGCTAAAAAAGGCAACGCACCAAGCATGTACACTTACACATCAGCAGACGCGATTGCGACTGTTAACACAGCGGGTTATTTCAACGACCTTGCCGATACACTGGCAGTCGGTGACGTGATTTTCTGTTACGACAGCGCAACACCAACAATGTCTATCGTTGTTGTTCTGTCAAACGCCTCTGGTGTTGTTGATGTATCAGACGGCACGGCTGTATCAGTCGCTGACGCTGACTAATAATGATGGGGCGGCGCTTGTCGCCCCATTTACCCATTTTGGAGTAGCACAATGGCGGCTGGTGATACCAAACTATCGATATGTTCTGATGCGTTAATTATGCTAGGTGCCGCCCCGCTATCATCATTTGCGACAGGCACTGATGAGGCACAGGTTGCAGACCGACTCTATGACGATGTGCAAGACACGTTGTTGATGCAATACGCATATTCTTGGACATTGAAAAAAGTTAAGTTAGCCCAACTTGCCGATGCGCCAATCAACGAATGGAAATATAAATACCAGATCCCCGGCGATGTTTTAGGCAACCCGAAAGCTGTGTTTAGTAGTAGCGCTGTCGGTGCAAACACTGTGCGAGACTATGAGCTTTATGGTGGTGGCTTGTACACCAATCTGGAAGAGGTGTGGATTGATTACCAATACCGCCCAGAGCCAGCCATATTCCCGCCATATTTTGTGCGCCTGTTAAAACATGCGCTGGCCGCTGAGTTCGCCGAGCCTATTACAGATCAGATCACTAAGGCTGACTATTACCACAACAAAGCATATGGTTCGCCATCTGAGAACATGCGTGGCGGTTTGGTTCGCGTTGCGATTAACATAGATGGCGCTGATCGCCCATCACAAAATATCCAAGAGTTCCCTATAGCCGATATCAGGTACTAGCATGAGCCGCATCATTCAGATCCAGAATGACTTTACCAGCGGTGAGCTAGACCCGAAGCTACGCGCAAGGACTGACATAGCGCAGTATAAGTCAGGCTTGACTACAGCAAGAAACGTCAGCATCCAGCCACAGGGCGGCGCTAAGCGTCGTGATGGCACTAAGTTTATTGCGGCGCTTGATAGCGGTGCAGGCACTGCTGTGCGGATGGTGTCGTTTGAGTTCAGCGTTTCGGACAGCTACATGCTGGTGTTTACGCCGGGCAGAATGTATGTGTTTAAAAATGGTGCGCAGGTAACAAATATCAATGGTAGCGGCAATGACTTTTTGTCAGTAGCTAGCCTGACTAGCGCAATTCTGCCGCAAATGAATTGGGTGCAATCAGCCGATACTGTGATTGTCGTGCATGAAGATCTGCCGCCAACAAAGATTGTACGTGGTGCGACTGACAGCACTTGGACGGCTAGCGTCATTGAGTTCGATCATGTGCCGCAATATGCGTTTGCTCTTGATTTCCATAGCCCACAATTTACGATCACGCCGTCGGCTACGTCTGGCAACATAACAATAACTGCGTCGTCAGTTACGACTGATAATGGCGTTGCGCAAGCTGGCGGCGCTGACACGATAACACTAAAGTCGGCATCTAGTTTTACCGCCGATGATCAGCCAAATGGTATGTTTATTGAAATCACTGCTGGCACTGGATCAGGCCAAAAGCGTCACGTTGAAGACTACGTCGCATCCACCAAAGTGCTTACAGTTTTCCCAGCTTGGGATACAGCCCCTGACGCAACATCACACTATGAAATCAAGGCGTTCAACTCTGCGGCAGTTGGCGAATACGCATCTGCTGTTAACGGCTTTGGCCGGGCTAGATATATTGAGTTTGTCAGCGACACAGAAATGAAGGCATATGTCGATATTCCATTCTTTGACACCAGCGCCATTGTTGCTGGTGATTGGAATAGCGAACACGGCTATGAGGATGTCTGGTCAGCTACTAGGGGATATCCAAGATCTGTGACTTTCCACGAAGGCAGGCTGTTCTTTGGTGGTACGAAAAGCCGACCATCAACGTTGTTTGGATCTCGCGTTTCTGACTTTTTTAACTTTAATCCTGGCGAGGCGTTAGCTGATGATGGCGTTTCAGCAACGTTGGACACTGGCACGTTTAACGCGATTGTCGATATTTTCTCTGGTCGCCATCTGCAAGTGTTTACGACTGGCGCTGAGTTCTATGTGCCGCAAACACTAGATGAGCCGATTACGCCGACAAATCTAATTGTTAAACAGCAAACAGCTTTTGGCATGAAGCCGGGCATCAGATTGCAAAACGTGGATGGATCAACATTGTTCATTCAACGTCAGGGCAAGGCCATACAAGAATTTATTTTCAGTGATACTGTGCAGGCCTATACATCAGCAAAGATATCGCTGTTGTCGTCTCACTTGCTAAAGACGCCAGAAGAAATGGCAGTGCGTGTTGCCACGTCCACAGATGAGGGCGACCGCCTTATGCTGGTTAATGGCGACGATGGTAGCATTGCGTGTTACACATTACTGCGTAGCCAGAATGTTATTGCACCTACTGAATGGACAACAGATGGCGACTTTTTAAATATTGGCGTGGACGTTGATGACATTTATGTCGTGGTAAAGCGCACAGTGAATGGCGGCTCAGTTTACTATGTTGAGTTATTTGATGCTGACACGTTGCTTGATAGCGCCAAGACAGGTGGTGCCGCCAGTTCGGTGACAATGGATCACCTACAGGCGGCATCTGTTAAGATCATACGCGACGGCATCATTGAGCCAGATCAGACTGTCCCGGCGTCGCCTTACACCATTACGTTTGCCAGCCCAGCGACTAGTAGCTATCAGGTTGGCCTTAACTTTACGCCAGAGGTAAAGACACTGCCAGTTGAGCCAAACCTTGCCAGTGGGTCTTTAAAGGGCTTTAAGAAAAGAATATTTGAGGTTAATGCCGAGATCTTTGAAACGCAGGCAATGACTATTGACGGCAAGGAAATCCCTTTCCGCAATTTTGGTGAAGACGTGTTTGGCAGGTCTGTTGTTGAATTTACAGGAATTAAGACATTGCACGGCATTTTGGGTTATACTTATGATGGTCAGATTACAATAGGACAAGACGTGCCATTGAAAATGACTTTACTTGGAATCGATTATAAAGTGAGCGTGGGGCAGTAATATGGCAGGTGCGGCGGCAGGTTCTATCGGAATGGCACTAGCGGGAGCTAGCGCCTACATGCAATTAAAAGGTGCGCAGGCGCAGGCAAAGGGCTTGGCGGCACAAGCTGGCTATACAAGAATGCAGGCCAAGCAGGAGTCAATAAAGTACAAACAGCAGGCTGTGCAAGTGCTTGATAATATCTTGGCTACGTCTGCTGAGACTGTCGCTAGGGCTGGTGCTGGTGGCATAGATCCATTTAGCAACACAGCAGGCGACTTGCAAAATCTGGCTATGGCAAAAGGTGCTATGGAATTGTACACAGTGCAGGACAATGAGCTTCTAGCTTTGCGTGGCGGCGAAATGCAGGCCAATCAGTTTATGCTACAGGCTAAAGCCGCTAAGCAGGCTGGCTTTGCGTCAGCTATTGGAACGCTTGGTCAGGGCTACATGATGAAAGCGAGTATAGGATAATGGCAAGGCTACCGCGTTACAGACCTTTGGGTATCGGTGTTGCTAGTCTGCCGAGCGTTAACTTTGCGCAGACTGGTCAGGCCCAGGCGCGTGTGGCAAACACTATTGCATCGAGCTTGGACAGAATGTCGAGCTTTGCATTTCGCGAGGCCGAGGTGCAGGCCAAGCTAGAAGGCGCTGAGTATGGCGCGGCTAATGCGCCTACAGCGCAACAGCTAGAAGACGCGACAACGCCTGCTGAGCGTGAAGAGCTTGTGCCGGGTGGCAAAGGCACAGTGTATGATCGTGCGGCACGTTCTGCGGCGATGGAGACCATAAGCCTGAACCTAGAGACAGCCGCACGTCAGGAAATAACTGCATTGCGCCTGACTGCGTCGGCAAGCAATATGGCAACCAGCGAACTGCAAACAAAGATTGACGGCGTTATAAATGGCTACTCAGGTGCGTTGTATGACATTAACCCAACGTCATCAAAGCGGTTCCGCGCTGGCATGTCTACAGTCGGCAACAGCGCAGTCGTTGCTCATGCAAACAAGCTGGCAGAATTAAGGGTAAAGCAAGACAAGATTGATGCTATTGCAGGCATTGACTCTATTAAGACCAGCCTGTCTGACATTATTGCAAATGGTGACCGCGTTGTTGATGGCGTTGCGGTAACCTTAACAGATTTGCTTGCGGCTGAGCGTAGCAAAGTCTTTGATCACGCAAAGAAGATTGGCGATCCGGTTTTGCTAAAACAACAGCTAGACGACTTTGACAAAGTTGCAAATGATGCAATTGTTGGTGAAGTAAGGGACTGGCTTACTACTAGCCCAAATGCGCATAGGCTTGAATTACAAATGGGTAAAATAGAAGACCCTCGCATTAAAAGCATTGTTAACAATATGACCTCAGAGCAAATGCGAAATGCTGTAGATGCTTCATTTGAAGTGACAAGCAGGGATCTTGCGCTTGAAACTTCTTTGGACAATAAAAACGCAAGAAAACGCCAAGCAGAATCTGTTGGTGTTCGTGGAGATATAATAAAAGAATTAGCATTTCCCGGTAGCACTGGGAAAAACCTTGATACTTTGCTTGCTGATTTAATGAAAATTGATCCAGAGGCTGGGTTGGTAATGCAAAAGTCTATTCTATCTAGTGCGTCGGCAAACAATCCAGATATTATTGTAGGCCTTAACAGAATAGAATCTATAGGCCAAATGACGCATGAAAATTTGTTAAATGCTCTTGATGAAAACCTCATCACATTTGATGAGTACACAAAACGATATGATCGTTTAGAAGCGTTAAAAGATGAGGATATGGTATTAGCCACAAAGATTTTGAGAAACGCTATACAAAAAGAATTTTCTATAATGCCCGGAGCCGCAGAACAGGCGCGTATAAACCAAATTGGGGAAATAGAAAACGAACTTATTTACGCAAAAAGAAAAGATCCGGGCATAGATCCTGTCGGTTGGATGCGAGATAGATTAAAAGACCTAAAGCCTGCTGGCGCAACAGACGCAGAAATTGCAAAAGCTCAAGGCCTTGTTAATGCTTGGGCAGATAGAAACAACAATGGCAATAAAGATTTATCATCTGTTAGAGACGCACTGTTTGCAACCCAACCTACTGAGGGAATACTTGCGTGGACATCAAAAAATCAATCAATTATTGAGGCGTTAAAAACACTAGAGGGATCGCAATAATGAAGCCGCTTGAAGAAACAATAATGGCGACCTACAACCTGTATGAAAGCGGCGCAGATTTAGAAATATCGCGTGATGATGCTGGTAAAGTTTTGCTTGGCGTTGTGCCTGACCCGGTTGCTGATGAAGCGGCTTTGGGCGTTGGTGCGTATCGTGACCCATACGCATTATCTGAAGCGGCGGGTGCGCCTGTAACTGAAGCCGAGGTTATGGGTACTGCGGCTGGTGTGTTGCCGGGTGCCGCTATTGGCGCTGTTACTGCTGTGCCTGATATAGCTGGTTTGATTAAGGGCGGTGTGCTTGCGGCCACAGCAGAGGAAGGCCAGCGCATACAGCAGTTCTTGGATGGGTTCAGCAGTATATCCGGCGTTATCGGATCTGAAAGAGCGTTTGAGCTATATGAGGCTGGTGTCGATGCGTTGCCTGTTAGCGATGAAGCTAAGCAAGGTATGAAGCAAGGCGCTTTGGTTGGCGAGGTTCTGGGCTTTGGCACAGGCGCTAAAGCCGCAGGCAAAGGCGTTGCCGACTATGCGGCGGGTGCGCCACAGCGCCTAGAAGACGCACAGAGCGGCGTTACTATGGGTATGGGTGTTGACCCTACTCAGATGGTTGATGAGGCTATTGTCGCTGGGCAAAAGCTGATGGGTGGCGGTAAAGTCGCTAATGAAGCCGTTACAGAAGTAGCTGTAAATTTACCAAGAGTTGGCTCAAACGAGTTTCCTGTTGAAACTCTTGCTGGTAAAAAGGTGGTGTTTGTCCCAGCAGATATGCTTGACTTTGGCCGGACATATGAAGGCCTGTCAGAAGCGCCTATAGAAGGCCGTGCGCTTTTGGGTGGGTCTGGGTATGGGACGCTAAAGTCATCACGAGAACAAGGCCTTGGGTTTGCGTCACTCGATCCTAAAATCGCAAATAGAATACAAAATAGCAAAGCTGATTACATGCTCATATCGACTATGTCGCCAAAGGCTCATAGGTCAAACATAGACTTTGCAAACATTTTGCACCGCCAATTAAACGCATATGCTGATGAAGGTTTTATTAGCCCGGAAAATAAAATAGAAATCGCAAGAAAATTATCAAACGATCCAGCATTCCCCAACTTGCCAGACATTTTTAGCCCTGAAGGTTTAGCACATTTGGAAAGCAAGTCATTTGAGTATCGCGCCGCCATTGCTGACAAGCTAGATCAAGCTGGGTATCAAGAGCTTGGCGTCCCACCAATAGGTCGTCTTATTAGGGAAACAATAAACCCGGTTGAGGCTGGTTATGAAATTGGTCAGGGATCTGTGTTGGTTAAAATAAACAAAGATAAGCCGCCAGTTGATATTAGAGAGGTGGAAGGCGGTGTGGCGCACCCATCCTATCCAATAGGTTTGTTTGGTGAGCCTGTTGCGCAAGTGCCGTTTGGCGTTAAAGCAGACGACATTTTTGATGAGGCTATTAACAAAAAATTGGCTGGCGGAAGCACAAGGGCAAATGCGGCAAGAGCAATATCAATGCAACTGCCTACAGCAGAATTAACGCCAGAACGGCTTAGTAAAATACCAACGGCAGAACCGGGCTTTATAAAAAGCAAAAGGCAGGCATTGCTTTTACAAGACGTAAAGCAGGGTAACTGGCGCATGACTACAAATCCTGTTGGGTCTAAGTCAAATCCAAACCCAACTGGGCTTAGCGGGGCAGAAATTATAAAAGCCGTAAGGGAAAACCAAATGTCGGCTAGCTTGAGTACATACACAAAATCTGAACTACAGAAAAAAGCTAAAACAGGCGAGCTTGTGTTTTATGGTTTAGGGAAACAGGGCAAAGGCGACACAGCCGGAGCAGTTTATTTTGGTCTAAATAAAAACACTGACTATGCAGATATGTATGGCGCAACAAGCCCAGAATTGACACCAAATGAAGTATCTATTGTCGGTGTTATGAACAATGAGGCTGGCAATGTCGGCAAGGGGGTAGGATCCGCATCTATCCTAAAGGCGTTACAAGAAGGCGCAACAGCACTTGATGCATACGCTGTCCCAACAGCAAAAAACAAAAATGGATTTTTACCTGATTACTACGCCCAGTTTGGGTTTGAAGAGGTTGACAGAATACCTTATGATGAAAAATATTTGCGCGACCCTAAGTTTGGTGGTAGTGAAGAAAAGTATAAAAAAATTACACGTCAATGGAAAGCGTCTGGATGGGATGAAAGTCTGGGCAACCCTGACCTTGTAATTATGAAATGGAAAGGTAATGAAAATGTTCGATCAACAGCAACTGAACGATTTATCGCAGAAGGTGTCGGAAGTCTTGGGGGAACGCCTCTTGGAGTTGTCGCCACCGCAAGAAGGAATCTTGGACAAGGCACTGGGTCGGGTCTTGATGCACAACAACGGCCAAGCGGATCAAGTGACGCCAGAGGAAATCGAGGGGGCTTGGGAGATGATAGAGGAAATCTGGGGACAAGCCTTCAACGAGGAGTATCTGAGCTTGAAACAATAGACCCAGTGAGCCGACGCGCTCTTGGTTTGGAGGGATAAACAATGGCGCGTGGAATATTAGAAAAAATCGATGAGATGGCTGATCAGGCAGATCTGAATGATGTTCTGTTTGCTGAGCCAGAGCCACGACAGCCTGACGCTGTAGAGACTGAACAGCGGAACGCAGATGTAGCTGAACAGATACTTGAGCCGTCTCAGGTGTCAGCCGTTGATGACCCTGATGTCGTGCAAGTGGCTGGCCTTGGCGACATCGTAACAGGCACATCCAAGTGGATTGGAGAGCGTGTCAAAAAAGCTGAGCAAGCGACACATATAAAACTACCCGATGATCCTATCCAAAAAATTGGGACACAGACACTTGTTCGCCCTGCGTCTGATGAAGAGGTGCTGGCTCTTGCCGAGGCAACTGGTGGGGAGTGGACTAAGGGTCTAAATTTCCCAGCTATTGCTGAAGGGTTAGAAGACTTTGATATGGCCGATTATATGGCTCGTATGAAAGATGCTAACAAAGAATTGTTTGAAAACGCCCGGCGCGGCACAATGACGTACGATCAAATCAAGGCAGTTGCTGATAAATACAGCCTTGGTGACCAAGTCGCAGAATGGGCAATCCGCGCACCCGGATCCGGCGCGTCGGCTGAAAAGTTACTTGCTGGTATTATGACCACAGTAAACCTATTCCACGAGACTCGCCGCATGTGGCAGGACATTTCCGATATGCCAGTAGGTGAGGCAAGAGACGCCGCTACACGGCGCGCCTACCAAATGCAGACATTGACAGCCAACGTTATGGCTAATGTGTCTGGAGAGGCTTCCGAAGTTGGTCGTGCGTTGGGCGTAGCTGGTGAGGCGCAAAAGCGTTTGGACGTTGACTTTGCCGCACAGGCGTCAGAAATGCGGGGCTTGTTTGGTGCGGAAACTGTAGAAGATATGGAGTATATGGGTCAGCTATTTTTAGCTTTGCCAACCCCTGCCAAGAAAACATCGTTTATTAAAAACGGCCTTAACAAAACAATGGATGTAGTTATTGAGGTTTGGATCAACAGCATCCTAAACGCGCCAACCACACATATGGTAAACGTTATAGGCAACTCTGTTTTTATGGCTAATCGTATAGTTGAACAAATCCCAGCGGCGGCGTTTGGTGCAATCCGCACTATGCGTCCGGGGTCAAACCCAGATCGTGCGCGGTTTCGCGACGCCCTTAATTCTTTACAAGGTATCAGAGCGGGTTTTATTGACTCAGTGGTATTGTCAGGCAAAACCCTTTTTACAGAGGAAGGGTCAGATGCGTTTACTAAAATTGACACAAAGACTCGTAGAGCAATCGGGACATCTGGCGACCCAAGAGTTGTTTTAGATGAAATTAGGCAGGGTAATGTCTTAGCCGCTAGCACTAATATTCTTGGCATTAGCGCCAGAATGGGTGGCCGCTTTTTGCTGGCTGAAGATGAATTTTTCAAAGGCATAGGGTTTCGCTCTGAGTTGCATCGTTTGGTTGGCACTAGATCAGCCAACTACTATGACGAGCTAGTTGCGGCTGGTAAATCCCCTGAAGAAGCACAGTTAAGAGCGGCGGCTGAAGGCGCACGTCTTATGAATAACCCACCAGAGGGTTTAATTAAGGATGCCAAAGACGCGGCCAGAGCAATGACATTTCAGGGCGACTTGCCCGGCTGGCTGGGCGACATCCAAAACGGCATGTCAAATCCTATAGTCAAACTGTTTGTGCCGTTTTACAAAACCCCTACCAACATTATGAAAGAAACGTTAGCTCGTACACCAATGGCATTACTTTCGCCTACAGTGTTGAAGCAGATAAGGGCTGGTGGCCGTGACGCTGATATGGCTTTTGGAAAAATTTCTACAGGCTCAATGATTATGGGTTACTTTGCTTACACATCTATGGGATTGGATGACCCAGACAAAGATTTAATTATAATGGGGTCAGGCCCATCTGAGCCGAGGGCAAAACAGGCTATGGCTCGCAAAGGGCTTCAGCCATTTTCTGTTAACTTTAAAAACGAGGACAGCACTTACACGTCTTTTACTTTTTCTCGCCTAGATCCTATTTCAGGATTGCTGGCGATGTCGTCTGACTTTGCGTATTACGCACAGTATGAAGACGACGCATCAGTGCTTGATAGACTTGCCTTTGCATCGACTATGGGCTTGGCTGAATACGTTATGGACATGCCGTTTTTACAAGGCGTCCAAGAGATGGCTGGTGTGTTCACTCATCCAAACCCCAGAATTAGATCGCAGTTAATGCAGGAAATGATTGCCAGCAAAATTACTGGTGCGGGGTTGTCTCTTGTGCCAAGCGTGTCGTCATTAGGTGCGTCTGTCGAAAGAACGTTTGTTGATCCGGCGCTGTCTAATACAATGTTGCCTGAACGTGGTTTGTTTGGTGAAGACCCAACGGAACTGCCAGCGTTTATGCGCGGCTTTTATCTTGAGTTACAAAGAGCTAAAGCTCGCAACCCATTCTTTAGCGACACTGTGCCGCCAAAATTAAACCTATGGGGCGAGGTTATGAAAGCTGGATCTGGTTCGCCGGGCTATGATTTCTGGTCGCCAATTATGATTAAAGAAACTAAGTATGCGCCAGTTGATGATGAATTGATGGAGCTTGGTTATGGATTAGCTATGCCACACAAGCGCATCGATGGCGTAATTCTGAACGCCAAGCAGTATAACAAGTGGATTACAACAATGAACGATCTTGATGCAAAGGGGAAGATGCCCGGCGATGCAGGGTACAACGTAATGACAACAATGCTTCCCGCTTTAGATCAAGCAATCAAAAGCGATTATTACAAAGAACTGCCAACCAAAGAAGACAAGCTAAAAGTTTTGTCCACAATAGTTGGTAATTTTAAGAGCGGCGCGAAGAGAATGTTAATCGATGGTGACCCAGATCTGGCAGTTAAGATTATGGCTGTGCAGTAACCTAGCAGGAAAGCGACTTATGGTGTATAATCCGCATAGCAAAATGAGGCAATCAAATGGCTGATTACAATATTAACGCAGTTACAAGGCGCGTGGTTTATACTGGCTCTGCTGGTGTAGGCCCTTATGCGTTTACGTTTGAGATACTCGATGATGATGATTTGGCGGTTTACTTCAACTCGACCAAGCTAACTAAAACGACAGACTACAACGTGACGATCAATGCCAATGGCACCGGGTCAGTTACACTTGTCGTTAATGCTGGTGGTAATGTGCCGCAAACGCCTGTCGCCTCAGACGCAGTTATCGTGGTTGGTGCGCGTGACATAGAACGCACAACCGACTTTGTGACTGCTGGTGATCTGCTGGCATCCAGCCTCAATGAACAGCTAGACAGCCTGACGATATTTGACCAGCAAATTGCCGAAGAGAACCAGCGCGGCATGCGCGCGCCACCATACGACCCGGCATTGGTTGAGGATGGCGGTACGCTGGACATGACCCTGCCTGCCAAGGCAGATCGTGCTGGCAAGACATTGCAGTTCAACGCAACGACTGGCAACCCAGAGGCAGGCCCTACTATTGATGAGGTGGCTAACGCACAGACCTACGCAAACAACGCGGCGACATCTGCTACTGCGTCGGCAACATCAGCTACAGCGGCGGCATCTAGCGCCACGTCTGCGGCGGCATCTGCCACATCTGCGACAACAGCAAAGACTGCGGCAGAGACTGCCGAGACTAACGCTGAAACTGCTGAGACTAACGCTGAGACTGCCGAGACAAATGCGGCGGCAAGTGCTTTAACTGCCACAACCAAGGCATCTGAAGCATCTACCAGCGCGGCCAATGCCGCTACAAGCGAAACCAATGCGGCTACATCAGCAACTAATGCGTCAACATCTGAGGCTAACGCGGCATCATCAGCATCTTCGGCATCATCTGCACAGAGTGCGGCTGAGAGTGCAAGAGATGCAACACTAGCGGCTTACGATAACTTTGATGATAGGTATCTAGGTTCTAAGTCATCAGCACCTACACTGGACAATGATGGCAATGCGCTAGTAGCAGGGGCTTTGTATTTTGATACAGTCGCTGAAGCTATGTATGTCTATACAGGTTCTGCTTGGGTAGCGGCATATGTATCAGGGACAGGTTTCCTTGCCTTAACTGGCGGTACTATGACTGGCGACATCAACTTCGGCGACAATGACAAAGCCATCTTCGGTGCTGGGTCTGACTTGCAGATTTATCACGATGGTTCATCAAGTTTTATCGCTGATGTTGGGACAGGAAACCTTACACTGCTTGCTAATGAGTTTCGTTTAAACAACTCTGGCAACACTGAAAACATGATTACTGCGGCACCTGACGGCGCTGTGACTTTGTTCCACAATGACAGTGCAAAGATAGCCACCACAGCCACAGGCGTTGACGTAACTGGCACAGTAACAGCCACAGCATTTGTTAGTGAGACTGCGTTATCAAACAGGAATATTATTGTGAATGGGGCGATGGCTATTTCGCAACGCTCAACCTCAGTTTCTAGTGTCACATCTGGCGGGTATAAAACTTGTGATAGGTTTAATTTTGGAATTAGCGGTATTGGCACTTACACAATAACACAATCATCAGATGCACCTGATGGGTTTGCTAATAGCTTAAAAGTAGATTGTACAACAGCAGATGCGTCACCCACTGGTAGTGACAGGCTTTTTGTTAGTACTGCTATTGAGGGGCAGGATGTTCAACATTTGAAAAAGGGAACATCTGCCGCAGAGCAACTGACACTTTCTTTTTGGGTAAAGTCAAATAAGACTGGCGTTGGTAATGTAAATCTTAGGGATTCTGACAACACCAGAATGGTTGGTGGCACTTACACGATTAACACAGCTAACACTTGGGAATACAAAACAGTTACTTATCCTGCCGATACTACTGGTGTGCTAGACAATGACAATGCCGTTTCATTAAGGGTAGAGTGGTGGCTTGATGGTGGTTCGAATTATAATTCAGGAACCACTCCTACCGCTTGGGAAGCAGAAAGTTCGACAGATTTTAATGCTTCTGGGACGCTGGATATTGCTGACAGCACAAGCAATGATTGGCATATCACAGGCGTCCAGCTTGAACTAGGCGAACAGGAAACGCCTTTTGAACATCGGTCATTTGCGGATGATTTGGCGGCGTGTCAGAGGTATTATCAAATAGGCTATGTTGCCGCAACTGGCAAGGCCGATGGTGGTACAATGGGTGGAGCCGCAACATTTGCAACGTCTATGAGGACTTCTGCAACTATGGCGGTGGTCAGCACTGCAGGCGCACATTATGCAGGAACCCCGACATTAACTGGTTTCGCAGAAGGTGTTACTCTTACAAGTCCTGTTAATGGAACTACCAACAATGCTTATAGACAAATTAAATTCAGTGCTGAAGCGGAGTTATAAAAATGAATATTGCAAGCGCACAATATGTTGCAATGGCAACGGACGGCACAAACATAAACCCACAAGCATCAATAAAAACAATAATTGATGGTAAAGAAATGTTTGTTCCGATTGATAATGGGAATGTTCATTACGCAAAAATCATGCGTCAGGTGGACGCTGGCGAACTAACCATACAGGACGCTGACTGATGAACGAGTCCGACATCGATTACGCATTATCAGGCGCAGGGATAACCAGCCCGATCTGGTTACCCGCGCTGAACGAATGGATCACGCTGGTGCTTGGTGTCGGTGGTCTGGTTTTGCTTGGCATCAGGATTTATAAAAACATAAAGCGAGGATGATATGATACCGCTGACGATTATTGACGCTATAATTATCACGCTTTTGATCGTCATTATCATCAAGATATGGGGCAATGCTAGCTGAGCTAGCGGCGGCAAACGCCGCATTCGCCGTCATCAAACAATGCGTCAGTAATGGCCGTGACCTTGCGTCAGCAGGCAAGGCCATCGGTGATTTCGTATTTGCCAAAGAAGAGTTAACGCGCCGCGCGAAGAACAGGAAAAAGCCCGGTCAGGCTAATGCTGATCTTGAAGAGTTTATGGCGCTTGAGAAAATCAAAGAGCAAGAACAGCACCTGAAAGAGGTTATGATTTGGTCAGGCCGTCCCGGCATGTGGGATGACTGGCAACGCTTCCAAGCCGAGGCTAGAAAGTCTCGCCGGGTGCAGGAACAGCTTGCCAAGAAAAAGCGCGAAGAAATTTTATATGTATCCAGCATAGTCATAGCTGTTGTTGCTTTGGTCGGCGGCATCATTGGGCTGGTCTGGTGGGTCATGTTCCTAAAGGCGGGTCAGTAAGTTGTGGTCGATGTTTTCTTACTGCTGGTTTATCTGGGAACAGGCGACGCAAGGCGGTTAGAGTCAGGCGATATGTACTGGTGGGATCTTAAAACGTGTAACTGGTATGCGTCACAAATCACAAAACGATATGGGAACTATGAACACACACAATACATCGATCCGCGTGACAGGGTTACATCATACTGTGTACCGCGCCGGGTCAATACTGACGATGTCAAAATTTATGAGTGACGATGTCCACCACAACCGGCCTGATTGGTGAGCATCTAACAATAGCTGTACTGCTAGAGCAGGACGGCTGGTCGGCGGCTCATACGCCAATGGATAGTGTGGACGTGGTCGCTTGGAAAGACGGCGTCTTTATGCGTGTACAAGTAAAGACGGCCACGTTAAGATCGCAAGGGGATGGCAGGACACCAGGCTACCATTTCCAACTTGGGTCTGGCGGGGGTAGGAAATTAATAAAGAGAGGCACATATGATATCCTTGCTTGTTGTGCGGCCACCGATAGAGCCGTGTGGTTTCAGGCGCAGTGTTGCGTCAACCAGTTGTCAATGCGGAAAAGCAGAGGGTTCTTTGCTAACCCAAATTTGGAATCTGATAGCTGGCAACGCGCCGTGTCAATCGTGATGGAAGGTAGATAGAATGGATTGGACTAAGTACCCAAATTTTAGCGAGTCTGAACTGCGATGCAGTGAGACAGGTGAGTGCCGAATGCAGGCCAATTTTATGCAAAAACTACAGGCATTGCGTGACGCGTATGGCAAGCCGATGGCTATCACCAGCGGCTACAGATCGCCGCAACACAGTGTCGAGGCCAGCAAGTCTGCACCCGGCACACACACAAGAGGTCTGGCTGTTGACGTAGCAGTGTCAGGTCAGGACTGCTACGACCTGATGAAGCTGGCAATGGAACACGGTTTCACCGGGATAGGCGTAGCACAGCGGGGGTCTGGTAGGTTCCTGCACATCGACACTTACAAGGGTAGCCCCCGCCCAAACGTATGGAGTTATTAATATGCTTGCTATACTTGGTAAAATACTAGGATCAGGTGACGTGATTAAACAGGGCATGAGCCTGATCGATGACATGCACACAAGTACCGAAGAAGAGGTTGCCGCAAAGTCTAAGGCCAAGACAGATCTGCTGTCAGCCTACCAGCCGTTCAAGCTGGCACAGCGATACCTTGCCCTGATGTTTGCTTTTACTTTCCTGCTTTGCTTCGCCATCACGCTAGGCATGACACTGGCAGGCAAGGGCGACATCGACGGCGTCAAAGCTATCTTGGGTGATTTCTGGATAGGCGAGATAATGCTTATCATCGTTGGCTTTTATTTTGGTGGCGGTTTGGCTGAGAGTGTTAAGGCCAAGAAATAAAAAAGACCCCCGACCGAAGCCGGGGGCAAGTTAAGGGAGAAGTCATGAAAGTCGCTACTGCAACGGCATTAATACTATCGACCTATTGTTCTGGCGTCTAGCAAAACCTAGATCAATTAACTTATTTATTAGAACCTGTGTAGCAGTTTGCGACTTGCCCATAAATCTGGCTAATTCGCGTGTGGACGGCGTGTAGCCCTTTTCCTGCTGGAATGTGTGCAGGGTATCATAAACCCGCCTCTGTGCCTCTGTAATCGCCATTAATCCATATCCTTTATTGTTAGAGTCTTAGATCTGATCGTGCGTTCGGCCTTTGCCGGGGTGACCTTTTCAGGTTGAGCCTTGTATGTGCGCATCGGCCATTTAATATGGAACCGCGTGTTCCCAACCATACCTACGGCGCGTTCATGCGATCCCATAATTTCCATCAAGCCTGTTGTCATCTCTGAGATGTCTTCTTCAGCCATAGCCTTTTGCTTTTTGGCGTGAACAAGCTGTTCAAGCATGACAGTCGCATCGACATCTTCAGTCAGATCTATTTCATGTGCGCCATCATCAACCCGGCTGTATGCTGTTGCCGCATCTTCAGGCGACAGGGCAGGATACCAGTCAATGTTCTTGCGCCGATCTTCAAAGTCCTGCACAGCCTGCACGATCCGGCCTTGGATGGCATCGTCAGCCGCGTATAGGAATATGCGCAGTTCTATTGGCGAGGTGTAAAGCACAGCAACGGCACCCCAATTGGCATCAGGCCGGCACATCATCTGGCCTTGCAGTTGCCAAGGCGCACCCCGGTGCGGTGCTGGCCGAGTTTCTGGCGGTGCGCTGGTGAACTTTGCCTCGATGATGCCAAGCCCTGTCAGATCCACCATATCGCTACCCTGCGGCGTGTAAATGCCAATGGCTGGGTCAGCCGCCCAGCGGCGACTGCCTACAGCCGTAGCATCAAGCGACGCGGCCAGTGGCAACGTGGCGTGTTGAAAGGCATGATCAAAGTCTAGCTGTAGGTCTTCGCAACCAAGGCGCTTAGCCGCCTCAGTCAAGATTATGTTTTCGGTTAGGTCACCAAACAGCATAGCGTCATTTTGCGCTAGCCTGTCTGGCTCTTTACCGCCATCGATAGCTATAAACTCAGCCAGCAAATCGTTTCGGGTAGCCCAAGGTGATGCGTTCATCAGCGTTGGCAAGCGACTTGCTGATAGCTGATCATTACGAGTTAACTTTCCGACCCTTATTTTGTTCCCTTCAAGTTTTCACATTTAGTTTTCCAGATGCTTGCCTTACGTTCAGCACTTTTTAGCTGTTCGCGCAGGGCAAGTATTGTCTGCCGTTCATGCGCCACTTGTTCGTGGCAAGCGTTGGCATCTTTTCTAGCCCTGTTAATCCAATCTATTGCCTCAGATGCTCTAGCCCTATGATATTCAATAGCTTCTTTGGCTTCAGCAAGCATAACCCGCATCACAGAACAACAGATAGAAAAACGCATCATCCTATGTTTTGTGTTATAGACAATCGCACGATCAAACTCATGCAAAATATCTTCATATTTTTTGTAGTCCATTATTTTGTTCCTTTTACAGTTTGATTTAGAATTTCAGTGTAAGCATTAACCAGTGTTTTTATTTTCGCAGACTCGATGTCACTATCTGGCTGTTCGTAAATGTAATCCATCAGCGCGTCGATTGCGGCGTGAGCCTGACCCTTGGTCAGTTTGATTGTGACTGTGTCTGACATTCGGTTTCCCTTTCTGCTAAAAAATCTTTGTTATCGTGCGTTTTTCTTTTGTGACAGCTCGCGCACAAAAGTTGAAACAATTTGTTTGGGTCGTCCCCAGCCTTAATCATTCGGTTGATTTGGTTGGTATTTTGCTGGCCGTTAATTTTGACCAAATTGTTTGATCGCCATTTAATTGCGTCGATATGGTCAAACTCAAGTACAACGTAGTCATTTTCGCCACAAGAAACGCATGACCCACCCAGATGATCGATGGCCTGGCGCCTTAATTTCATTCTGGATTTACGCTGGGTATTTGGATTGTGTACCATCAGCTTGCCCCCCAGATCGACATCAGATACCACCACGTATAACTGCGTGACGACTCAATGCCGAAGATCCAAGCCCAGTCAAACCAGCCCATCATAAACACTGTTATAATGAACCAACCTATTATGTTACCTACGATTGATGTCATGTTTTTTTCTCCCATTTGCGTAATTGTTTTTTTTAGGTAATGGCTCAGCGTACCAGCCATTCATTTTAAGGCGCGTTTCTGAGACGACGATTACACCGCCCACCCATAGTTCTCCATCATATATGCGGATCTTAGGCATCCAAGGCCTCTTGTGAATCTTGTACGCGGCATCAAGTGCGTCGAATTTGTCCAAGTATGGACGGCTGACACTTTCGCCGCGCGGCGTGAAGGCATGTTGTACGACATACCATAATGGTTTTTGTTCAGGCATTTTGTCCCCTATGCGTTGATGATGTTGCTGACGCTAGCGGCGTACCATTTGCCACCAAGCGCCGTTGGAATGCCAGCATCGTTTAGCTTTCCAGCGATAGCCCGGAGTGACGCACCAGCGTCACGCAGGGCAGAGATGATAGGCATAGCCTGCTTGGCTACAGCCTGTTGTTTTTCGCGCCGAGCGGCACCTGATGCCAGACCACCAGCGCGTGGGTTAGGACAGCCGAGCTTGATGCCCCGCGCCTTGGCGGCGGCAAGGGCGTCTTTGGTGCGCTTGCTGATCTCTTCGCGCTCATGCTGTGCGACAACGGCGCGAACACCGAACTCTAACGTGCCAGCGTTGGGCATGTCGGCGGCGACGATATCAACGCCAGCCTTGCGCAGTGCCAGCAAAAAGGCGGCGTCGCGTGACAGGCGATCGATTTTTGCAATCAGGATAGATGCGCCAGTATCGCGGCACATAGCCAATGCGGCATCAAGTTGTGGCCGGGCATCAACCTTGCCTGACTCAACCTCAGTGAAGCTGTGCAGTATGTTGTCAGCGTATGGCTGAACCAGCGCCTGCTGGGCTTCAAGGCCAAGACCTGACTGGCCTTGGCGCTTGGTTGATACACGATAGTAAGCAATGTACTGGGTCATTTTATTCTCCCTTTCTGGGCGGGGCTGTTAAGCCGCCGCCTTATATGAATGTAAAAAATCGTATTGCTCGCGGCAAACCTTAGAAGGGTCTAACCCCAAATCTTCGCAAGTTAAAATTGCCATCTTAGCGTAACCCCTTGCGAGATCAAATGCCTCTGAGCAAGCCTTGTGGCTGTAACTTCTTGATGGCTTGTTGCACTCATTAATATAAATGTTGTTATGGGCAGTAAACGCTGATGTAAAAAAAACTATGTCTGCAACACTTGCTTCGACTTGCTTGATGATTGTCATTCTATTTTCCCCTTTGTTAAAATAAACTCATATGAACTATATACACACTATACCAGTGTGGTACAAGGGTGGTTGTCTACTTTTATTGGAAAAAAACACTATGGCCACCACAAAACAGGTACATTTACGTTTAAGATCAAACGTTTACGACATGCTAAAGTTTGCAGTAAATAATTCTGCACACCGCAGTATGTCAGCGTACATCGACGAAATCCTAGAGCAAGAGTTAACGCGGCGCGTTAATAGTCACAGTGATAGAGCCGCAGAGACTATGCGGTCGCTGGTTAATCGCGATGGGTAAGATCAACAGCAGGTCTAAAGGTGTGCGCGGTGAGATGGAAATAAGAGACATTTACCAGCAAAACCTTGGCCTGACATTTAAGCGCGACATAGAACAGTACCGCGCTGGAGACCACGGCGATCTGATCTGCACAGATATGGATTTTCCCTTTGTAACCGAGGTCAAACTGTACGCGGCTGGATATGGTGCGCGTCCTGACTGGTGGGATCAGGTGTGCAAGGCGGCACAGTCGGCAGGCAAACTGCCGCTACTGGCCTACAGGTTTGACAGGCAACAATGGCGCTGGCGCTTTCCGCTTGAAGCAATCGCCAGTCTGCGTGACTACATACCAGCGCCCGGCGACGTGCGATACGACTGGCGCTACGCATCAGAGTGCGACACAGACACAGCTATGATGATTATCAGGGAAATAATAAGTGATGATTAAAATGCTCGATCTGTTTAGCGGTATTGGCGGCTTTAGTTACGCTGGAGAAAAGCTGGTTGGTGGCTTTGAGACAGTCGCGTTTTGCGAGTATGATAAACACGCGCAAAAAGTCTTGCGAAAGCATTGGCCTGACACTGAGATAATTGATGACGTAAGGGAACTAGCAAATGACGCAGAAAGATTCAGAGGATCAGTTGACATTATTTGCGGCGGCTATCCTTGCCAGCCCTTCTCGCTTGCCGGGGTCAGACGAGGCGATAAAGATGACCGACACCTCTGGCCAGAAATGCTTAGAATTATCCAAGCTGTCAGGCCGACTTGGGTCATTGGAGAAAACGTTGCTGGCCACATCTCTATGGGCCTCGACGAGGTGCTATCTTCGATGGAAGCCGCAGGCTACCAAGCAAGGTGCTACGTTATTCCGGCTGTCGCCGCAGACGCCCGCCACCGCAGAGACAGATGCTGGATTATTGCACACGCCGACCGCGAAGGCGAACCAGCTAGCGCCGTCGATGAACAGCGGTTGGCACGAGCCTATGTGGGCGACGCCCAACACGATGGATCATTTGCCAGCGGGGATATCGGGCGCGTACAAAGAAAGCCTGACAGGCAGACGCAAAAGATCGAGCAATCTGAGGGATCAGGTGATGCAGGAACCAGCAATGCACCCAACACCGCAAGCACACGATGCGAAAGTGGGCAAAAATGGTCGAGGCTTGGGAGCGAAATATCAAGATGGCAATGGTGGGAACCTGAACCCGCAGTGGGTCGAGTGGCTAATGGGGTACCCGGTCGGGTACACCGAATTAGACAATTAGGGAACAGCATCGTGCCACAAGTGGCGGCGCGTATATTGTATGCGATAAAGGAAGCACATGAGCAGGCCTAAGTATGAAAGCGACCTAGATAGGCGCAACGAACAGATCGTAGCTGATGCCCTCAAAGGCATCGGCTTTGATCTGGTCAAGTTGCCGCCACACTATCGCTTGGATTACGTGCTGATCAAAGAAGGCAAGCCCAAGGCATTCATTGAGGTGAAGGCCAGAACATTTGGGATGAACAAGTACGACACAGCACTGGTAAACCTACACAAGGTTATGGCGGCAAGGGCGTTGACCTTTGAAACTAACTTGCCAAGCTTTATGGTTGTGCTGTATCAGGATGCCCTCGCGCGGGTTTCATTCGCCGAGGAATTTGAATTGGGGTTTTTAGCAGGCGGTAGAAAAGATCGTAATGATCCAATGGATAGAGATCTGGTTTGCTATTTCCCAATAGAGCGGTTCACAGTTGTGAGCCAAAACGTCAAAACGTGAAAAAGGAAAAACGTTATGTATGAATATCAGAGTGCCGGGAACGGCGGCGGTGGTGACAGAACACCAATTCTTAAATTTTCTGCAAAGGATGGTAGCTTTGTCTGCGCTGACCGGGTCAATGTCGATGGGGCTTGGCAAACGCAGGAACGTGAAATCGATGCGCCGTTTAAGGCAGTATTCGATATGGCCGAGGTTGAAATGGGTTGGATGGCATTCAATCCAGCGCCAGATTTCGTAATGGTAAAGTCAGGCGCACAACGCCCAGAAAAACCAAGCGACGAGCATAAGTGGGGCTTCCGCATACGGCTGGCAAACAAAGACATTGGTGTTCGCGAGCTATCGAGCAGTTCAAAGAATGTGTACACCCGCATGATTGACCTGTTTAAGGCCTATGAGGCTGGCAAGGCAAGCAACCCTGGCAAAGTGCCAGTCGTTGAGGTGACAGGCACTGAGCGAGTCGTGCAGACCTTGTCAGATGGCAAGACACAGACTTGGCGCGTACCTGCTTGGACTTTGTCCGGTTGGGCAGATCGTCCTGAAATGCTGGACGGCGCAACAGAAACCACCCCGGATGTTACGGCACCCACAGCACCAGAGACTCCGGCTGGATCTGTGCAGGATGACGACATCTTTAAATAGGGTGGTGGGGCGGCAGGGTTCCCCTTGCCCTGCCGTCCCAACTATTCAAGGGGGAAAGGGGTAATACAAATGACTAACATAGCGGCATATATGGAGGCAGTTGCGCGTCACTACTTAGGTGAGCCAACTAGTGTGCGCGGAACAGAAATGCGTTTTGGACAGCACGGCAGTATGTCGGTGGATCTGCGTAAAGGAACTTTTTTTAGCCACGAGGCCAATGTTGGCGGGGGCGTGGTGGATCTTGTGCGGATGTATGAGCCAGCCAGTCTGAACGGCTCACTGCCTGACATAATGGAACAGCAGTTCGGCATACCAAAGCGAACACAAGAGACTATGAAACCATCGAAATACCTGTCAAAGCAGTACGACTATTACGATCAAGACGGCGCACTGCGCTATCAGATCCAACGCTTTGAGCCGAAGACATTTAGACAGCGTCGGCCTGATGACAAGGGCGGTTGGCTGTACAATATGGATGGCGTAGAGGCAGTGCCGTACAACCTGCCAGCTATATTGCAGAACCCGGACGCACCGATATTTATCGTCGAGGGCGAAAAGTGTGCTGAGCGGCTGAACAGGCTAGACCTGATTGCAACGACTAACCACGGCGGGTCGAAGAGCTGGAAGCCAGAGCTGAACAAGCACTTTGCGGGGCGTAACGTCATCGTGATACCCGACAACGACGAGGCTGGGAAGGCACATGCTGATGTTGTAGTCAGCCAGCTATACGGCGTTGCCAAGGCCATCAAGCGCATCGAGCTAGAAGGCGTCAAAGAAA